GATGTTAGGGGAGATTGAATGAGCAGTAAAGTATTACAGATGTTAGCTGAGAAAGAGAACCATAAAAGATTTAGTCAGTACATCAAGCCTCACGTTGTTAGTAAGGAGGTTGCTGTCATCATAGCCTCACTAGGCAAATGGTATGAGAGTCATGGTGATGTAGACTGGCAGGAATTTAATGAATGGTTTAGTGTGACACAAGCTGGAGCAATGAAGCCTGAGAAGCTAGACATATTCCATACAATATTCGATAGGATGGATGAGTTTGACGAAGAGCCAGACAAGGACATAGTGCAGCAATACATTAACCAAGACTATTGTACACGTATATCAGAGATTGCTTTGAAGGGGGCTGAAGGTAGTCCGATGGAAGCCTCAGACATAGAAGACTTAGTTAATGAATGGCATGGTAAGCTGGACAGCGCTACGGAATTGAGTAAGTTTATTGTCACTGCTAGCCTTGACTCCATCATTGATAACGTCAACACTGGAGGACTTAACTGGAAAGGGAATGACTTAAATGCCAGTGTAGGAACACTACGTAAGGGGAAGCTAGTATGCTTTGCAGCACGCCCTAACGTTGGTAAGACTACATTCCTTGCAACACAGGCAACACATTTCGCTAAACAAATAGAGGAAGGACAGACAATCCTCTGGTTTAATAACGAAGAGGAGGGTAGTGAGGTTAAGTATAGGGTTGTTCAGGCAGCACTGGGGGCAACCAACAAGGAGATTGAAGAGAAGCGTGGTAAGGCTATTGAAGCCTATCAGAATGCCATAGGAGACAAGATTGTTATTGTTGATAAGGCTGACGCTACAACCAAGGACATAGAGGAATACATTAGGATGTATCCCCCTGCTGTTATAATCTTCGATCAGTTGTGGAAGGTTCATGGGTTTGAAGGGAGCAGTGGTAATGAAACATCAAGGTTACATCAGATGTTCATGTGGGCTAGAGAGATGGCTAAGAAACATGCCCCTGTAATCACTGTCCATCAGGTTAAGACAGAGGGAGAGGGACAGGCATGGCTTACACCAGATCAATTGTATCTCTCAGGTACAGCCATACAGGGAGAGGTTGATACGTTGCTTATGATGGGGAGGAGCTACGGACAAGGGAAGGAGAACGAGCGCTACTTGTCTATCGGGAAGAACAAGGGAGCCTATGGCTCTATGGTTGACACTAGCTTGAGAGAAGGTCAGTTTGTGTGGGAGATTGATGCTGAGAGAGCTAAGTTTATAGAGAGGGGAATGAGATAACCAACCGCCCCACTGTGGGGCTAACGTGAGGATGAAGATTATGATTTTAGATGTATTAGCGGGAATTGTTTTATTAGTACTATGGCTCTTTGGTGGGGCTTTACTGTTCGATAGCCCCCATACAAAATACCAAGACGTGCTTCTGGGTTGGAGTACTTTGAATGCCCTAGTTATTGGGGCTACCTTAGTCTGCTGGGCTTTAATGTGGGCAATAGAAAGACTTTTTACATAACAACGAAACCAAAGGAGGTGATGAAAAGTGAGTGATACGAAATTATTACCATGCCCATTTTGCGGCAGCAGTGCAGAAGTTAGCGAGTCTAGCCCTAGCGGAAAAGAACACGTGACTCACTGGCAGTCGCGATGCACAAAGATACTAGCCTGTATTGGGGCGACAGTTGATACATGGTACGTCACCGAAGAAGACGCGGCGACAGCATGGAATAAACGAACCTAACCAACCGCCCCAGCTAACACAGTGGGGCTAACATGTGAAGGAGAACAGAGTGAATGAATACTCAGTGTATGACGCAGAGACAACTATTAGAAACAACAAGAAGCTTAATGAATATGTAATTGGTACTATGAAAGCTAGTCCTTTCCACCCTGATAACTTCATAGTTGTTGAGGGATGGGGAGAGCAGGGACAGATTACTACCAGTGTAGACATAGAGGGCAGGGTACCAGCAACCAACTTACTAGTTGGACAGAACATTAAGTTTGACATGCTGTACATGCTACGCTTTAAACCTAAGATGATGGAGTGGGTTAAGAATGGAGGAGGCTTGTGGTGTACGATGCTAGCTGAATACCTCTTAACAGCACAGCAAGGGAAGTTTGTCAGCTTGGATAAGCTAGCTATTAAATACGGAGGGGTTGTAAAGGATGACAGGATTAAGGAGTTTTGGGAGCAAGACATAGACACCACAGACATCCCTATGGACATGCTGGTGGAGTACTTAGAGGGGGATGTACGTAACACAGAGATTGTGTATAAAGCCCAGCACAAGGCAGCAGAGAGGCTTGGGATGCTCCCTCTACTAGAGAGTCAGATGGAAGCCCTGTTAGCTACGACATTGATGGAATACAATGGTATGACGTTTGATGTTGAGCTTGCTAACAAAGCAATAGTTGGGCTAGAGAAGAAACAGAAAGAAGTTGTTGACTTAGTGTTGGGGGTTATGCAAGATGAGAGCCCTGTACATGAGAGCTTCCAATGGAATCCTCTCTCTAACCAACAGCTATCAGCTTACTTGTTCGGAGGAGATGTTAAATACGTGATGGATATGCCAGTGTTAGATGATGATGGTGAGGTTACTAGGTATAAGTCTGGTAAGAAGAAGGGAGAGATTAAGAAGTGTAAGGAGGAGCAAGTGTACACCCTCTCAGCTAAGACTTATAGCAGGAGGCCGCGAGGGGCTAATGGTTACTACCCTGTAGGCGATGATGCTCTTAAGGAGCTTCCTTCCTCCCCTCTATTGAGGGGGATTGCAGAGATGAGAGATTTCAGTAAACAGATTAACACTTACTTCAAAGGTTATAGTAAATTAGTGTGGACAGATGGTTGCATACATGGTAGCTTGAACCATACACAAACAGAGACGGGACGGTTGAGCAGTTCGAAACCTAACCTTCAGAACATAAGTGGGAAGGAGACAGAAGTATGAAATATATAATACGTTGGAATACAGGGTGTGGAGATTCTGCTGAGGTCATTGAGGCAGATAGTATGAGTGAGGCAGAGGAGGCAGCATACGAATTCTGGAGAGAGGATGTGGAGAGTAGTGCTGATTACGAAGCATACGAATATACTCAAGATTTAGCCGATGATTACGGCTTGGTGGAGTAATGGAACATTTTAATGATATATATTATGTACAGATGGAAGGGGTTTACTATCATGGTATTTACTGGATAGGGAGTACCGAAGAGGAGGGGAAGTTGCAAGCCGACAGGCTAGCTTCAGAAGATTCGGATAGTTACCACAAGTGGGTATTGTATTTGTATAAGTTTGATGACCAGTGTTCCATTAGGTATAGAACTTGGAAGGGTAGAGAGGGGGTAGAGGTATGAATGATACGTATAGTGGATTTAATGATGACAGTTGTATTGATGAGATGTTAGATTACTTAGACTTGAATGGCTATTAGGAGAATACAAATGAACATGTTACAGGATAATAGATTTATGTCACCAAAATTGAATGCGGAACTACAAGCTAAGAAGTATGAACTAGAGTATTGTATAGTTCAACGCTCTGCTCTTGAGGAGGATATTCTCTCCCTTAAAGGAGAGATATATGAGATAGAACAGATACAGAGTAGTAATACATAATGTTTTATTATTATATATGTTTTTCTCTTGAGGAGAAAAAACATAATAAGTGTTTAAGAAACTACATAATATATATTAAGTATATCATATTTTTAGATAGAAGTATATAGCTAAGGAGTAAATAGTTATGGCAAGCATCAAGGAATGCTTCAAGAGTAGGTGGGGTAGTGATGGGGTTATAATGGAAGCTGACTTCTCTCAACTGGAGGTGATAGGAGCAGCCTATGTTACAGGGGATGAGGCACTGAAGGATGACCTGAGAGCTGGCTTAGATATGCACTGTGTTAACGCATCGTTTATGTTTGGACGTAGCTACCAAGACATACGAGATGGGTACTTAGCTGGTGATAAGGTTAGTACTAAGCAGCGTAGCATGGCTAAAGCTAAAGGCTTCTTAATATTCTATGGGGGAACAGCGTTTGGTATGTCTGAGGGCTTTGATTTAACTCAAGAGGAATGTCAAGTGTTCATTGATAACTTCTTTAAGAAGTATCCCGATGTACTTAAGTTCCAAGATATGATGTATAGTAATCTACAATCTTATGAGTATCCTACTGGGGAGGAGGTAGAAGTTAAGGGTAAGTATTACAAAGAGCATGTTGCTATATGGGAGTCCTGTACTGGGCGTAAGTATCAGTGGCAACAATACCCTAACAAGGGTAAGGCAGGGTATAAGGGGTGGAAGCCCTTGAAGTACAGCAGGCCACAGGTATGTAATTATCCTGTGCAAGGCTTTGCAACAGGTGACATAGTACCTGAGATGTTAGGGAGGGTGGTGAGGGCATTGTTTAAATACAATCTGTATGACAAATGCTTGCCTATTAATACAATACATGATAGTATTATATTTGATGTCCACAAGGACAACCTACCCACAAGTGCTAGAGTTGTACAGAAGGTTATGCAAGCTGCTCCCTTGGCAATGGAGAAGCGGTTTGGCCTCAAGCTGTCCCTTCCCTTCAATGTAGATGTGGAGGTTGGGGATAGTTGGGATGAGATGAAGGGGTATACATGATTATGGGAGAGGTAGTAATGAGGAAGATTTTGTACGTAGTGGTAGTTAGTTCTTTACTTTCAATTTTGGGATGTAGGAATGTCTTAATAAATTCCGATAGTTTATTAGCTACTAATAGAGATGATCTCATCGCTGGGATAAATAGCACAGAGTCTTGGGTATTTAAGGAGAACGTGCAGGGAGGGTCAACATCATATACAAACAAGGCACTGTCTGTTCTGTACTCTAAAGGCTTCTTTGAGGCTTTCGGGGCACCTGACGCAACCGTTATGTCTTTTGGTACGAACGAGTCTTTACATATATATTATGGAAGTGTTAGCTACACCTCTGCCTTTGAGTCTTTCTGGAGATTAGCCCATCAGACAGTAGAGGCAGGCTCTAGGTGTATTGTTTTGTTTGAGGGTTCACACACCATAGGGGAGTTAGGGAATGATTTATCAGATAAAACTAATGTAACATTAACAAAGTGGTTCTACGATATGCACCAACTGGTGGGAGACAGGGAGTATTTAGGCAATGAATACAGGTTTGTTATTGCTGACATGAGCCATCTTATCGAGGATGACAGGGAGCGTTACATCTCTGACTATGTCCACCTAACTCTGGAGGGTACTATAGAGGCAGCTAAAGTTATAAAAGCTGCTTTAGCTACATGCCCTGCTGGCCGATGGAACTTCTTCGACCTAGAGGTGGGGTATTATGAATACGCTGATGGGGAAGGGGCGGCAGAGTTACCTTGGTACATTAGATAACCCAGAAGTAATTAGCTTGCGAAAGAATGAGCGCAAGCGATTGAATTGAGGAAGTCTATTTGACTGACTTGTTATTTGAAAACAATGAGGGAATTACAATGCAAATATCGCTTAATGATACAGAAATTAGAGAGGCGCTGGCAGAGGCTTTGAATAAGAAGGTCGAGTATTCAATTCAAGCCGAGCCAGAAGAATGCTGGTTTGAGGTAGAAGCTGGGATTATCACTGGCGATAAAGTCGAGGATATTCACTCTGTTCAATTTTGTTATAGAACAGACAAATAACCCAGTTGTGCAGGCGTTGAGCCTGCGAAACCGCACTGACACTAATTGTTATAGGTACGAATATGAGCATGAAATACATTAGAGATTGCTACAAAGTGCCAGCCAAAAGAGGCGGCAGAATTAAATACGTTGATAGCTTTGGTACGTCATGGTTTGGAAGAATAACCAGCGCCAAAGGTAATCATTTACGTGTGCTAGTTGACGATAGAGTAAAAAATTACAGGGGTAGATTACTTCTGCACCCTACTTGGAATGTCGAGTACCTATAACAAAGAGCTTGTTGGCTCCGTCCAACATAGCGAGGTGTTATATGTTTGCATATTACTATCAACAATGTTATACTAATTATATAGACATAATAGTTTAATAGGAGGTGGTGTAGTGGTTGCATACGGGACTGTGACTCCTTCGGCGAGGGTTCGACTCCCTCCCTCCTGACCAATTTAATACAACCAAGAGGAAGATGACTATGAGTAAAGAGTTTGAGACTAAAGCAATTGAAGGTGAGCTAGTGATGGTTGACTTCGACACAAAGGTTGAGAAGAGAGCTGGAGGTACATACGATGGTACTAACATCATCTTTAAAGCCTTTGGTAAAGTTAATGAGAAAGCTTTTACAACTAAGACCTTTGAGTTTAAGCCTGCTCTACGTGAGCAGCTAGAAAGCATAGGCTCTGGTGAAGCATTCACCTTACACCAATACCGAGAGGTTGGTAGTCAGTTCTGGAATGTAGATAGTGTTGAGAAGGGCCACACAGCAAAGCGTAGCATGCCTGCTGCAAGTCCTCAAGGTAGTGCTCCTAGCAACAGTGGTAGCTTTGTTAACCCCGCTGCTGTAGGGCAAGCAATTAACTTAGCTGTTAGCTTAGGGTTGGTTAAAACCTATCAGGAGTTCAGCCCTGAAACTGTAGCTAACGCCATTGCTTCTTACAAGGCAGTGACAGACCAGTTCACTAAGGCTTGGGACTCAGCTAAACCAGAGAGTGTTGAGTTTGACGATGACATTCCATTTTAAATAGGAGAATAATATGAGTGGTAAACCCCTTTTGTTTATTTGTAGTTTGTGGGTATTTTTTGCAGGTTGTTGGATTACTAACGTTGTTAAGTTAGTTAACACGGACTTTGAATCTCCGTATAAGTATGAAGTTATACATGCGGTGGGTATATTTGTTCCACCTGCTAGTGTGATTACAGTGTGGTTTTCAGAGGAGTAATTTATGGGTACAGTTGTAGGTATAGACGCAGACATTATAGTTTATTCGGCAGGTTATGTAACTGATGATGAACCTCTATCATATTGTCTATCGACAGTTAAGAAGATGGTAGCTAAGATTATCAAGGATACAGAGGCCACTGAGTCTGTCCTATACCTCACTGGTAAGGGCAACTTCAGGGACGAGGTTGCCACCATAGCCCCTTACAAGGGCAACAGGAAGGACAATGCAAAGCCTGTACACTATGATGAGATTAGACGCTACTTGATTGAGAAGCAGGGCGCTGTAGTTATAGAAGGGATGGAGGCTGATGATGCTCTAGGCATCAAGGCCAGTGAGATGAAAGAGGGAGACACCTACATCCTTGCTAGTATAGATAAGGACTTAGACATGATTCCCTGTAAGCATTACAACTGGAGAAAGAAAGAGATGTATGAGGTGGAAGATCCTGCTGGTATGAGGTTCTTCTACACTCAGCTCCTAACAGGAGATGGTACAGATAATATAGCAGGCTTGTTTAAGATGACAGGTAAGAAGGCTATGCCTAAAATCAAACAACCCTTAGAGGAATTAG